ATGGTTGAGGGAATTTAGTTTTAATACGAGCAACTTCTGTCTGCCACGCACCTAGTCCATTTTCAGTGATGAACTCTATCTGAGTTTCGAGTGCGCCATATTCGGTTTTACGTGAACTTAACCACTTTGGGTCTGGATCTTCATCTGTACCATCATAAACAACAACTGAGTCTGCAATTGTACCTTGAGTAACTGTGCCTACAGTGCTTGTTGAAATCCAGTCAGGGTTTCCTTTGTTAGTTTTCGTTGCGTAAGTACCAACTCTAGTATCAAACACTTCTTTTGTGTCACCGTCTAATACTGGAACATCGGCCCAGGAACCGTCAGCAAAATCCACTCGTGCGCTTCCAGCAATTAATTCTCTTATCGTATAATTCATAGTTATCTTTCCTTATTTCCAGTTGCCAATGGGACAACTTGCAGATTTTAAGTGAACTTTGAGCTTCATAATGCACATACATTTCTTGCACTGTGAAATGCTTGCTCTAAACCACTTACATTCTTTACATATAGCATATCGTTCTGAGGCTGTCATTAAGTATATGCTCCATTAATAGTCCCATCAGCTGTGTCGATGATTGTGTAAGCTGATACTCCTGTGAATGTGATAGCTCGTCCAGCCGCTCCGCCATTAGATCCAGCAGCACCATTTGTGTGATTTCCGTTTGCACCTGTGCTACCGTTTGCACCTGCGGCTCCAAAAGCCCCACCATTTCCGCCAGCCCCACCGTCCCCAGCCGAAGAACTTGCACCACCAGACCCATTTGCTAGGGCTTGCCCGTATCCTTGGCCTATGCCACCAGCACCCCCAGCACCACCATTTGTGTACTGATAATAGTTGCAGGTGTAATTATATTTGTCGCAGTTGTCAGTATATTGGCAACAACTACCTCTAGAACATCCAGCATCACACTGGTGGCTTCCCCAATGCTCATACGTCACTACAAAGTGGTTACTACATAAATTATGCACAGAACATTGAGTGCCTGCTGTAACTACAGCCCTCGATTGACCCCCAGCTCCACCTACATTTCCTCCGCCCCCACCACCTGAGATGGTAGATCCTGAGGCCATGTTTATTGTAATGCCAGTAGATTGGATAGTCATAGCTGTTGCACCAGCACCTCCATTTGCAGCACCAGCTACACCTTGGATATCTCCTGCGAGGTCAATAATTAAAGTACCTCCCATACTAGCTGGGGCGGTTATAATTCCCATAACAGTACTAGCACCTATAGTATATCTCTTAGCGGTATCGCCTGCCCAACTGCCAGATTCACTATTATCGAATAGTGTTTTTAAATTAGCACTTGATGCCGCAGAAGCAGTTAGGCCTAACTCGTTAGATTTACCAAAGCCATCAGACATATCAATAGCACCATCGGAAACACCGAATAAGCCACGTACAGCAGTACCACCCATGTTTATTGCGTCAGTACCTGTTTCACCAAGTTCTACGTTTACTTGTTGTAGGGAAATTGAATTACCAGCAGCAGGTAATGCCATGTTTTATCTCGCTTTCAATTCTTCAATTTCAGCTTTCAGTTCTTTAATTGCTTCAATTAAGTAGCCAGTAATATTGCCGTATTTTACGCTAAGTGTACCCATCTCATCATCTGCGGTGCGTACAAGTTCTGGTGCTATCTTTTGCATTTCTTGTGCGATGACACCTGTAGAATCTTGCCCTGTTGCATCACGTATATAATGTACACCTCTCATCTCAGTTACTTTAGATAAGGCATCAGGTATTGTAGTTATGTTAGATTTTAGACGCTCATCAGAGAACGCAGTAACGTCATTGTTGAATGTTGCCGCACCAGCCGCTGACATATCAAGGGTGAGAGCAGTAATTGTTGAGCCACCATCGTTACCTTTAAAAAGCAAGTCTTTATCAGAAACTGCACTCTGAATAACAAAATTACTAGAACTATTAGCAAGATAAGCTATTCCCGTACCATCATCTAAGATAGTGATATTACCTCCGCCTGCATCAATGTTTATCTCTCCAGCAGCGTCAAGCGTCATATTACCAGAAGACAGAGCAATCGTAGTGCCATCTATGTTGAAGTTATCAATGTCTATGCCAGCGTCTGCGGTGATTTTGCCTGCGGATACTGTTGTACCAGAAATATCTACGTTACCATTAATGTCTATCAAAGTTGAATTAAGTTCTATTTCGTCATCAGCATTAATATCTAAATCACCATCTGCAGGTGAACCAATATTAATTGCAGAGTCACGGAACTGAACTACCATTGCAGCGTTAAGTAATAATCCTGTATCAGCTACGTGTGTTAGTGTAACATCTTTATCTGCACCAAAAGTTACTACAGCAGCATCACTAAGCATAAATAAATCATCACCAATTACTGCGTCAGCAGCAACCGACAAACCACCATCTGTTTGTAGTGAACCATCTGTTGTACTTGTTGCAGCAGTTGTATCATCAGTTTTAAGAATACCACCAGCAGTAATTGCACCTGTAGCAACTGCACCTGTTGTAGTAATAGTTGAAGAACCCGTATTTATATTACCAAACCCAGATGTAATAGTTCCTGAGTTCAATGCACCAGTAGTAACGATATTACCGCCACCTACACTTTCCGCTGCCATATAAGCAGAGACAGTTTGAACAGTAGTCATACGCATAGTACCAGCGTCATTAATAAGGATACCATCTCCATCAGCTACTGCAGTTGTACCTCTAGCTGTGCCTCCGTCAATAAGATTAATCTCAGCGGCAGTTGTAGTAACTCCGTCCATAATGTTAAGTTCTGCGGCTGTACTTGTAACTCCGTCTAAAATATTTAGCTCTGCGGCTGTGGATGTTACACCGTCTAAAATATTTAATTCAGCCGCAGTTGAAGTAACTCCATCTAGTATATTTAATTCTGCTGCAGTTGATGTTACACCGTCAAGAATATTAAGTTCTTCAGGAGTAGATGTAACAGCAGTATTACTAGCTGCGGCTAGTACTGGTACTGTACCACTTTGGTTTGGTAGATTAATAGTTCTGTCAGCAGTAGGGTCTACAATAGTAAGAGTAGTTTCGTTACCGTCTGCTGTTGCACCTTCAAAAACGACAGCATTTTCAGCGTTCATCGTTACTGTATCTACTACAGTAGTCGTACCACCTACGACTAAGTTTCCTGTAATAGTAAAGTTTCTCATACCTGTGTAGTCTTTATTAGAATCTAGTATAACAGCCTTAGAAGCTACAGCCGTACCGACTGCTGTTGAACCTATATCAAGAGAATTAAGTTCTCCTACGACTGCAGTAATTCCATCAAGCGCATTTAATTCTGCTGCAGTAGATGTCACACCGTCTAATATATTTAGCTCTGCCGCTGTAGAAGTAACACCATCTAGGATATTAAGTTCAGCAGCAGTAGAAGTAACACCATCTAGGATGTTAAGCTCTGACGCTGTAGAAGTAACACCATCTAGGATATTAAGTTCTGCTGTAGTGCTTGTAACACCGTCAAGAAGATTTAACTCTGTAGCCGTTGAGGTCACTGCTACGTCTTCATTAATTTTAGGAGATGTTAAAGTTTTATTAGTAAGTGTATCTGTAGATACTAAAGATACTAAAGTTGAGTTAGCACCTGCAGGAAGTAACATAGTGTTAGTAACATTAGCAGAGTGAGGCTGTGCAATAACTATTTGTCCGTGGGTATTATTTTCACAATTAAATTGTATAGCTCCTGAGTTAGAGTTACCAAGAACAGTTACATGACCTGTAGCTTTAGCTAAAAGATTAAGATCAATGTTAGTATCGCCACCTGTTGCCGCTAGTTGGGGAGGATTACCAGAAGCAGCATTAGTTATTTCAAACTGATTTACTGCACTACCTGTAGTTTGAAATACAATCTGCTCATTGCCGCTTTCATCACCGATAAAGTGTGCGTCATCAATAATAATGTTGTGTGAGTTAGTGTCTAAGTTACCACCTAGTTGGGGGGTAGTATCTTCTACTACGTTTGATAAACCAGAACTTGTTGCAAGACCAGAAACAATAGTGCTTCGAGTAAGCTTTTTAAGGCCTCCACCAGACGTATCAACAGCAAGAAATACATCATCATTTGCTACAGTACTAATCTCTGCCAAATCACCCAAAGTAGTATTATCTACGTCAAGTATATTAAGTTCAGCTGCTGCAGATGTAACACCATCTAGGATATTAAGTTCTGCTGTTGTAGACGTTACACCGTCAAGAATGTTTAACTCCGCTGTAGTAGATGTTACCCCGTCTAATGTATTGAGTTCATTAGCAGTAGAAGTTACGCCATCTAAAATGTTTAGTTCTGCAGTTGTTGCAGTTACCCCATCTATAAGGTTTAGTTCTGTAGCTGTAGCTGTAACGCCATCTAGGATATTAAGTTCAGCGGCTGTAGATGTAACTGCTGTGCCATTTATGGACAGTGAATCTGTTTCTAGTGTACCATCAATGTCTGCATTACCCGATATATCTAAGGTTGCAGCATCTAACTCTCCACTAATAGTAATATTTCTACCGCCAGTAATATCAATATTTGCATCTGTTACAATAGCTTTGCTTGCTATAACAGTTCCATTAGTTATTCCGTCTATTAAGTTTATGTCTGCTGCACTAGCTGTAACGCCATCTAAAATGTTAAGTTCAGCGGCTGTAGATGTTACTCCATCTAATATGTTTAACTCTGCAGCGGTACTTGTAACTGCTGTACTATTTATAGATAATGCATCTGTTTCTAGTGTACCATCAATGTCTACGTTTCCTGATATGTCTAAACTAGCTGCTGTTATTTCACCACCAACTGTAAGAGTTGTAGCCATGTCTACAGCACCATCAATATCAACGATATCTAAGTTAGCAGTACCATCAATATCTATATCGCCTGATATGTCTAAAGACGCACCAGTTAAAACTCCAGCTACAGCTAGTGTACTAGCCATATCAACTGCGCCATCAATGTCCACAACATCAAGGTTAGTTGTTCCATCTACGTCTATATTACCAGAAATGTCTAACGAAGCTGCGGCAACTTCACCTGTAACTGTAGCACTATCTATGAAAACATCTTTGAAACGTAAGCTGTTAGTACCTAAGTCTACATCTGAGTCAGTCACAGGAGAAATACTACCATCGTTAAATGTAACTTGGTTAGTACCTGCGTTGGCAACAGTGATTACATCTGAGCCACTAAAGGTAATGCTAGTGTTTGTGTCTCCGTCACCAGATATACTATCAAGTTGTATGTCACCTGCGTTAGTAAAGTTTGAGTCACTAAGATCAAATGTACCTGTAACATCTAAGTTACCACCTACAGATAAGTTACCTGAGATGTCTACAAGGCCGTCCATATTAATAGTAGTAGCAGCAATATGTATTTCTGTATCGGCTACAAGATCAAGATGTCCGTCAGCACCAGAACTAATATGAATAGCTGTATCACGAAACTGTATCTTTTCATTAGTAGCAATAAGTAAATCATCATTGAACTCAAAGTAGTCTTCGTCTTCTTTCCAAGTAATTAAACCATCATTAGTACCAGCATTCCAAGTTAATGTAATATCGCCTGTGTTTGTACCAAATACAACACCGTCAGTTATTAGACCTGTAATTGGGCCTCCTTCACCTGCTGTACCATCGTGTGTGTGTCCTGTACTAGAGGCGAAAGCAGCTAATAGCTGGTCGAACTCATCGTTAAACAGATCCGAATCGATGACATCGCCATCAGTGAATGTAGATTGTCTTGTGTATGTAGCACCCATTTAACGTCTTGCTCCTAATTGGTATTCTAACTGAAACCCTTTTAGTGAATAGGGTTTAGATTCACCGTTATCATTTATTCTTAAAACTGTAGAGAAGCCTGAACCTTCTACTGGTTGTCTTATAAGAGGCTGTGAAGGCCCACCAAAAACAAATCTTACTGCACTGCTTATAGTACTAAATAAAGCCGACCCAAACTGAGCAGCTACGTCTGTTGAACTAATTGAATAAGCTGGCGGTCTAACAGAGTCTGCATTTTCATTGTCGTATCTTACGAATAAGTCTGCACTAATAGATGACTCAGGTTTAAAGTTCATAATAACTCTGTGCATATGTTTACGTATACCGCTGTCTCCAAAACTTAAATCTGGGCTTCTATATCTTCCTAGTATAGGTGTACCATCTAGGGTATCCCCTTTTTCTTGTCTGTGTACAAAACCTGCAGAATCCCCATGTAATACTAATACATCTCCTGCTCTTACTAGTGTATCTGTAACAATGGGTTTAAAGCCTCTTATTTCTGAAAACTCATAACCCTGTTCTTTTTTTACACACACAACGCATCTTGTAATACTATCAGCCTGTCCATCTTTTGTAAAGAAAATTCTATACTGTGTCTTGTCAGCTATAACAACACTTTCAAATAAAGAAGAGTTTCTAATGTTTGTATCAAAAAG